CCTTCATCCCGGCGAAACTGTCAGATAACCCGATACTCGAACAGATCAACTCTGAGTATAGAGGCAACCTCCAGGCCCTGTCGTATGTCGAACAGGAACGGCTCCTGCATGGCAACTGGAAGATCAAGGCCGAAGGCGGGACGGTCTTCAAACGGGAATGGTTTGATATCGTCATTGCCGCACCAGCATCAGAAAACGTAGTGCGGTTCTGGGACATGTCAGCAACGAAGAAAAGCCGAAGAGGACACGACCCTGATTACACGGTCGGGGTGAAGATGTCAGAAACCGGCGGCCTTTATTACGTTCTTGACGTCTTCAGAATCCGCGATAATCCGGGCGCAATAGAAGAAGCACGAGCGACGATCACGAACCAGGACGGCCCTAACGTCATTGTCAGAGAAGAGCAGGAAGGCGGTGCGAGCGGCAAGACTGTGATCTACCAGGCCGCCCGGGACCAGTTCAGGGGGTTGGACTATAAGGGCGTTCCTGCCACGGGATCGAAGGAAGCCCGGGCGAAACCCCTCTCCGCCGCCGCCTATAACCGGTTGGTAAAAGTAGTCCGGGCACCGTGGAACGATGTATTCTTCGCAGAACTGGAGGCATTCCCGGACGGCAAGCACGACGATATTGTTGATGGCGCGTCCGGCGCATTCAACGAGCTTGTTGCCGGTATTCGCGGTGACGTCGCAAGTATCGACCAGTCAACCGCGACCTCGTCAATACCGGGTTTGGGCTCCTCGGCAGGTATCGACACGGTAAGGAACAGAATACTGAACAGGAGATGAGAGTGAGATCATGGCTACTACGAAAAGAACAGAAAAACAACTGAAGAAAGACCTCCAGTTGGAGGAGGGGTCGGTTTACGTGTCGTCCTGGGGGAGAGTCTATTCCAGCCCGACAGTTACCGCCGACCTGATAAGCGAAGTGGAATCGAACGTCTATCTGGCGGGTGCGCTTGACAAACAGCAGCGGACGGTGTTCAAGGACAGGAAAGATTTCGCTGTCCATATCATCGACGCGGACACGGACGAACCCGACCAGGACGCCTCGAAAGACATCATGCGGATGGTGAAGAAACCGGACGTCCGGCTGTGGATGAAGATGCAGGCCGCGTGGCGTGAAAGTGCTACCTGGGGACCTGCGTTGTTCAATCCGGTCTGGGGTTACGACGGTGCGGAATACGTGTTGAAGAGTCTCCGGTTGTTACCGTCCGCGACGTTCCGGCGGGCGGGGTCAGGCACGTCCCGGATCCAGAACCCGATACTTCCCGGCATCTGCCTGAACGCTGACAACGAGATTGAGTTCTGGCAGTTACAGTCGGATCTCGCGGTGAAACAACTCCAGAACGTGGTGATGATGACCGATCCGGTGCGGTCAGGGCTCGGCGGGAGACCACTGATTCAACCGGTGGTCCCGATCATCTCGATGCTCGACTTCTCATGGGTAGGGCTGATGCAACAGAACAACCTGCTCGGTGCAGGCGGGCTGTTCGTGATCGAGGTCACCAACCCGAAAGGCGATGATGTCAATTACGCCCAGAACATCGTCAACAATATCGGGCGAGGTGTAGCGTTCCAGACACGGCAGAACATGAAGATCGTGAACCTGGGTATCACGTCGACGAACGTCGCGATTGACACGATCAACCTGCTTGACCGGTTAATAACCAACTACTTCTCGCCGGCATCCTCAATATCAAAAGACGGCACACTGATTGGCGGGTCGGCAGGCCCGGAATACGACCTGTATATGAGTTACATCCTCGGTCAGCAGGCGTGGGTGGAGGATGCGTTTGAACAACTGCTCCAACCATACCTCGACGAGAATGGATATACCAACCATTCGATACAGATCGACATCCCCGCACCGCAGGTTGATAAATCCGAGTTCTGGCTGAAACTGGTTGACGAAGGCCACAAGACGCAGAGCATCTCATTGAACGAACGGCGAGCGATCCTCACGTGGGCAGGTGCGGAACTTGAAGAGCTTGACGACGAGGGCGTCCAGAAACTCCAGGACGAGTATTCCAAGAGCACCCCGGCGACAGCAGGGTTCGGGCTCCAGCAGGCGAAAGTCATGACGGAGATCGCGAAGATCGATCCCGGGGACCCCTATGCGTTCATCAGTAAGGGCAGCCAGCGGAAGTTCTACCAGGCGACGCTCGGTATCCAGGACGGGGAGGCATGACCGCCACCCGACCGACATTTCTCCACGTTTCGAAAGGCCAACCGGCAAAAACGAAGAGGTTACCATTTCGCCCGCTGTCAAAAGACCGGCAGAAAGATCCGGCGTCCGCGAAACCACTTGAAGAACGATACCAGAAAAAGATTGAAAAGTTTTTACGCGAGTTCGTGAAGACCACCCGGGACGAGATATTCGAGAAGTATGGATCGGCGTTCGTCCATACCGCCATCCCCGCAGGGATATCACCGAAGATGATCACCGAAGCTACGGGGATGGCTGCACAGACCGCGCTCGCGGTATACGGTGTAGAACTTGTCAAAGAGATGGTAGAGGAGGCATACGAGTATGGATCCGATTACGCCGGAACCTCGCTGGCACGTGCAGGAGCCGCAACCGGAGTAACCGGATTGTTACCTACTGACATTTACGCGCTCGAATGGTTAGCCGAACGGAACCTGACCGCTCTTACAGGCATCACTGAAAAGATAGCAGACGATATAACCCGGATCGTCGGTGAAGGGATCATGCAGGGGTTAAGCGCGAGAGAAGTGTCAAACAACATTGACGCGGTGGCTGACCTTGTAGAAGGCCGGGCGCGAACCATCTCGCGGACCGAGACGATGTATGCACTCAACCAGGGCGCACTCCACCGGTATCACGATGTCGGGGTGACGAAAGTCAGATGGATCACCGCCAGGGACGATCATGTCTGTGACGAGTGTGAGGCTCTTGACGGGAAAGAGTTTGATATCGATTCCGTTCCTGACATCCCGCGTCACCCGAACTGTTTACTCCCCGATACATTTTGTGAAGCGCCCGAACTCGTCGCGGCATCTATGGTTTCTTATTCTGGTCCGGTTATCGAACTTGTCCTTTCCCCAGGCAACACTCTCACCGTCACCCCGAATCATATGATACTTACCCCAGATGGTTTTGCCGCTGCGGATCTCCTTAATGAGGGTGATTATATATTCTATTGCCCCCTGCCCGAAAGGAAAATCGCGATTGACCCAGACAATTATAGGAATCCAACCAGAATTGATAATATATTCAATTCGCTTATTGAATCTCGCCGCTGCTCTACCATATCCATGCCAGCCGCCCCCGAAGATCTCCACGGCGACGGGAGGGGATGTTATGGCAACATCAACGTTGTACGGCCCGATGGCTTTTTGGTAGATGATGGAGAACCCCGCATCAACCAGCATCTCACCACAGATTCCTTCAATTCTGGTGGGTTTGACTCTAATCTCTCGCGTGATCGCTCTCTGGCAGAGTTCCTCATGTGTGCGGCGCATGCCACGGACGGCGGCATGAGCGCTCTCCGTGAGTCTGCTCCGTTCTTCAGGACTCGTTTGAGACATACGCAAAAACATAAACTCGGAGCGAGTGCGAGGAGTAATTCCGATCTCTTTCAGCCGTCTGGTTATGAGTGGCCGGGATACATTCAAAGCCTCCGCGATTGCCTTGACAGATTCCCCAGAATCGTATCGCCTGCGAAGATCGTTGAGGTCAATATTGATACGTTTCATGGTAAAGTATATGACCTCCAAACATTATCAACTTTGTTCATTGCCAATTCAGTGATAGTATCGAACTGCCGATGCACAACCGCGCCGGTTGTAATCAAACAAGTCGAACTTGACCTATCGATATAGAAGAGGGATATGGCGTCCGGACAACCATTCACATCCAGGGAACAGGCACACATAACCAGATATGCATATAAGAGGAGCTGGGGGCATCTTGCGAAAGACCTTGCGGAATTATACCCAGACGATAACAATGGATACCGGAGCGGTGAAAGTATCAGCCGGTGGTATCGTAACCAGGAGAGACGGAAAACAGAACGAGAGAAAGGGAACAAGGTGATGATCCTGATAGAGAAAGGGACGTTTGATCTGGTCAAGACGTTAGGGTATCGGAAAGAGGACATTGACGGGATACTTTATATGCACCTGCTTGAAATTGTGGATCATGCGGGGGTATTGTTAGCCGAATCACAATAATTTATACCCCTAATTTTCAGCAGTAATCTCTCGTTTTCTCGCGACACATTTAAATAACATTAGTGTTAACACTGTTAACATAGATATAGAGGGATATAGAGTATGCGACCCAAACCCTATATGCCTGCACGGACTGATCGGGTTACAACTCTCGACCAGTTCCTGCACAAGATACGGTTCCCAGACCCGGACCCGGGGTTCAGACGGCGGGCTGGCGGGATGCCCTGCATCCGATGATTATAAAATAATCGTCCACCCAAAAAGCCCGAACTATCAGATAGTTCAACTGTTCTCGTTTTTATTTCGTTTTTATAAAATCCTGAACTGAAATCGTATATAATATACAAGAATCATAATACTATATGCCTGACTCCTCAATTATAGAGGGCAACTCCTCTTTTGTAGGTCTGTCTGATTCAGGACGAGTCAAGGCACAGGCAGACAGTGATAAACCCCGCTGTAAAGGCCCGACCTGTTTCTTCGGTCACGCTGTTAAGGCTGCATCCCGGAGCAAGGCTCACGAAGTCGTTCTCCAGGTGCTTAACCGGTGGTTCGACCACGGAGACAAGGAGGTCTATTACGGCGTGGACAACTTCACCGGGACCGGTCCAGCCTGGGACGTCTCCCCGCTGATATACGCACAGGTTCATCCTGATCACAACCTCGTGAAATCAGACATCGATGCTGCATTGAAGAGCGTGAAAACCGCAGAAGGTGAGGAAGGCAGGCTTTGCGGTGCGCTCAAGAACATCGACGTGATGATCCCGGGGCAGCCGAGGCTTGCTGGTGGCGTGGTGTTTGACGATCCGGAGATCGAGGCCCGATATGAGAAAGGCGAGCTCTCGCTCTCGACGGCGTTTGAGTGTTCAACCGACCCCTCGAACCTTCTCGCCAACACCGATGTGACGCAGGGGAAACTGAAGGGCAAGATCACGCCGAACCATGTGCTGGTATTCAAGCAGGATGACGACAACCAGCCCGGAGACCCCGGGGCGATGTTTCTCCATCAAAAGGAGGATAGCAATGTGACAGAGTTTGATAACGCCGGTCGCGTTATTTCCCAAAAGAATGCGTCCCGGTTTGAAGAAGCGATCAAAATACTTCAGTCGTTGTGGCGGGAGATGACAACCAACGTGTCGCCTGCCGAATCGAAGAAAGCGAAACCTGAAGAGGAAGACGAGAAGGTGAAAGCCGAACATCGGGCAGGGACGAAAAACGAGCAGCCCGACGAGGAGGACGAAACAATGGAAGATGAGAAAGTGAGAACCGAGCTTGACCGGATGAGGACCGAGATCGACAACATGAAGAAACTGGTCGAGGACAAGCAGAAAGAGATCGATACCCTGGTCGCTGACAACAAGGCGATGAAGGAGAAGCTCGACACGGCCGACCAGGAGAAAGCCGAAACCGAGTGGAAACATCTCAAAGAATCGCAGATTCCCCCGGCGTGGCTGAAAGGCGACGGTGCGGAAGAGAAACAGCGCACCGAATACGAGACTGACAAGGTCGCGTATATGCACAAGGTGCTTGAACACAGGAAGGCCGGAGCTACGCCTGAAGAGGGTGAAGGGTTCGACCATACCGCAGGAAAGAAGAAAGAAGAAGACGAGAAATCCCCGGCAGCGGTCGCGATGGAACTCCGCAAGATTACCGGGAGGATGTGATCTGACATGACTGACTATACAAGCGGATCAGCGTATCCGACATCAAGAATCGCTGGCAACGTCAACCAGGGCGGTGTCGAACTTGCCTGTATCCTGTACGAGGGGACGATCACCGTCACCAACACAGGGTTCGGGCCTGACGGGTATAAGGACAAGGTAGCCACCGCGTCGGCATTCATCAAGAAAGACCAGTGGGTTACCCTCGACGTCGACAGCGGGAACACCTTCGTGGCGACATACGGGTTACCGGTTGTCAAAGCGATAACCAACGGCACACTGATTGTCGGCAAGGTAGTGAGCGAACCGCGCTGGCAGAAGGTCCCCGGGACTACCCAGGACACTTGGGCGACTATGCTTGCAGGGAAATACTTCCGTGTTGCGACCGTCTGGTTCCCGGGAATCACCGGTGTAGAAAAGGCTGTCGTGGTTGGCGCGAACACCGCGAACATCGTTCCGGGTGTCCCGGCGACCATGCAGGTTGACGCATCGGCAACGACTGCACTCTCAACCGCTGACGGTGTTGTCACCTTATCAGCAGCAGACGCGTCAAGTGGTGGTCTGGGCGTAATATCGTTCCACTACATCGCAGCCGGATCGAACACCCAGTATGCCCTTCTTGGGTTCACTGGCGGCGCTGTGGTGATCCAGGAATAATAACGAGGTGAAAAAGAAAATGACACAGATGTCAGGCGCAAACGAACGGTTCCTGAACACCGACGTGATCCTCTCGGAGGTCATGCGGACAATGGAACCCGATATGGTGTTCATGCCACTGATTCCGAAAGTGGACTCCCAGGGACAGCCTATCAAATACGGGGTGAAAACCTCGAAGTCCGCAGACACGAAAAAGCAGAGCCCGCGTATCCAGACAGCTAGCGCGAAGTTCCCTGAAGTCCATCTGTCGAGGATGACACAGGAGGCGGCACTGCTCAACAAAGAGGGGTTCTCTATCCGGCTTGACGAGGACTCGCTGAACCTCCCGGCCGGGGCGGACATGATCGTTGACGGGCTCCAGACGCTCGGGCAGTGGATCGCAGAGTCGGTCAACACGAACATGTATTCCACCCTCGACGATGGGAGCACAGATTCCGGAGCCACCCTTACTGATTGGGGGACCATTGCAGAAGCGACACCGCTTACCGATCTTCGTGCGTTCAAGAACGCGATGAAACGTGAAGGCAAACCTTACCGGATGACCGACATCTTCGTCGAGATGACCAACTTCAACGAGCTTGAAGAGTATCTCGCGAACAGCGAGTATCCTGCATACCGTGACGCTGCCATCAACGGGGTAGCCACCGGCGCGTCCAGCACGATGACCGTCCCGATGGAAGGTAAACCACTGATCCACGGGCTCCATTCAGGGGTAACTCACGGCGACATCATGGGCCTTGACGGTATCCACAAGAACGCCTCAACGTTGTTCTTCTGGAACAACCCGAAGTATACCCGCCCGACGATCAGTTACCAGGTGGCCAACCCGTCTTCGCCCAACGGAGTCGAGACAAAGACGGTTGACAACTTCGGGCTCTCCGCTCACCAGTTCTTCGACGACGAGAAGCACGAACATGTGATCCAGGTCTGGGTCGACTATGTTGTGGTCGTGAAGGACGCTTACGGAATCATCACCGAGAACGGTATCTGATTCGCAAGGAGGAACCCGGAACAAACATCCAAACTTTTTCATGCCCGACTTCTCCAGTAGGGCTGGAAAAACAAAATATCAGGAGGTAAAAAATAATGGTATATTCAGCACCAACCGCAGAGTCGCTCCGGCGTCTTGGCGGATCTATTCTTCGGAAGATCGCGTATGAGCTGGGTCTGATCGCCACCGATATCGCGGCAGTAAGGGCAGAACTTCTTGCAGCCGAACTCGGCGACGTTTCACTCAATTCAGGCGAGATCCTGCTCGGCAGTTCCGAGAACGAAGCGGCAGCGGTAACACCGTCCGGAGACGTCACGATAACAAACGCCGGTGTCACAGCAATCGGCGCAAAGAAAGTCAAAGTCGCCCAGATGTATTCGGCATCGGCAGGCAAGATCCTTGTCACCCAGGCAAGCAACGCGGTTGCAGAGAAGACGATATCCGGTGCGATCAGCATGGACGCCGACGGTGTTGTCACGCTCGAAGAGTCAGCAATCAACCCGAGCAAACTCGCACTGACTGATACTTACATCATAGTAGGTGACGGCAGCGACGAGGGGGCAGGAGTTGCAGTGTCAGGCGACGCAACACTCGCCCGGACCGGTGCGCTGACAATCGGCGCGAAGAAAGTCACCGCTGCGAAAATCGCACTTGCTGACGGGAAAATGTTTGTTGGCGGGGCTGACGGAGCAGCAGCAGAGCAGACGCTCACTGGTGACGTTACCGTCACGAACGCAGGCGTCACAGCAATCGGCGCGAAGAAGGTTGGGAAAGCGAACCTGATCTCCGAATCGGCGGACGTTGCAGGGAACCTGTTCGTGTCCACCGGTTCTTCGTCTGGTATTGACGAGGTTGCAGTATCGGGTGACGCCACCCTTGCAGCAGACGGCACGCTCACAATCGCGGCCGAGGCGGTAGACTACTCGAAGATCAGTCTCACCGATGGAAGTATCCTGGTCGGTGACGGTGACGATATCGGGTCCGAGGCCGCAATCTCCGGTGACGCTACGATGAGCAACCTGGGAGTACTCACGATTGCCGATTCGGTTCTTGAAGCCAGCAACGTGGCTGATGTGGATGAAGACAATGTTGTCGGTGGTATCCCAATCCTGTTTGTGGTTGACGTTGCGAACACGGCAGACGATTATGACGTCACCATGACGCACAAGGTCAGAGTGGTTGACGCCTGGATAGTCTGCACCGGTGTCGCGGCCCATGCAACCAACGATACCCTTCAACTGAAGAACGGGACGAACGCGATCACCGACGCGCTCGCGAAAGGGGACACACAGTATGCTACCAAGCGGTTCACCACGATTGACGAGACATACACGGAGATCGCGGCATCGGGAACCCTCCGGGTAACCGCGGTCAAGGATACCAACTGTGCTGCGAAAGTGTTCGTGCTTGCCGTGAGACCGGCAGCAGCGTGAGGATGGTGGTTCTGGATGACTGACGCATTCGCAACTCTCATATTCACGTCCGCCAGTGATGCCGGTGACGCTGTTGAAGACTGCCCGGCGGGGGTGTTCCAGCACCTCGAATCGTATTACCAGGCGTGTAAACAGAAGTTCATGCTGGTCAATTACGGAGACGACGCGGCAGAGATCGCCACGTTCTCGTTCACTGAACAGACGGGCGCGGCCACCATCGATTCCGAAGACGCCACCGTTGACATTGAGGTGGAGTTCGGCACGGACGTTACCACGCTGGTCGCCACGTTTACAGTGAGCACAGACGCCCGTCACGCAAAAGTCGGCGGGGTAGCCCAGGTCAGCGAGACCACATCTAACGACTTCACCAGCGCGGTGACGTATCAGGTGACGGCAGAGAACGGAACTACAAAGGACTGGACGGTCACGGTGACCGTCGCAGCGGAGGCATAATATGACATACACAGTCGAGATATACGAATCGGCAAGTGACGCGGAGACAGCAATTGAGGCGGAGACTGACACGCTCGAACAGGTTGTCCCGTATCACGAAGGGACTGCGCTTCGGTTCATGGTCATAACATCGGCAACATAGAGGAGGGGGATCCAAACCCATGACCCTCTCCGCTAACGATATGGCGAACCTGTCGGAGTATACTGTCAGCGACACGCAATCCGGGCTGACGACATCGGTTTTCACCTACCTGTCAACCGTCGCCAAGAACCGGTTAGATTCGGACCTTGAAAGCATATCAACTACCGAGACGATCGCGGACGATACCTATGATTACCTCCACGGGCTGATGGTTGCTCATCTGTATACTGTGAAGAAAGGCGCAACCGGGTTCCAGAGCATGAACGCTCACGGGTTTTCGGTGACAATCAAACCCGGATCGTCATCTTACCTGCTCCAATACGACGACGAGATCGCGAAATGGGCTGCCGTTGTTGAACAGAGGACCGTCACCTCGACCAGCACCGACACGCTGCTTGATGTGAAACGGTGCGATGCTGATATGCCCGGGCTCCGTCTTGACCATTCACAACCGAAATCATTTTTCCGGAGTTTGCCATGACTGACGGCGATGGTTACACTATCACAGTCGACTGGTCGAACCTTGAACGGATAGCGGGCGAAATGAAAGGCGTCCCTGACAGGGCGACGGAACTCCTGGCTTACATCCTCGAAGGGCAACTCAAAGAGAAGACGCCCGTTGGGATGACCGGTCAGGCGCAGGCCGGGTGGTCATCGGCACAGAAATCTCCCGGCGTCTGGGCGGTCACGAACCCCTACATGTGGGCTAAGTATGTTGACACCGGCACACGACCGCACGCACCACCGATGGACGCGATCCGGGAATGGGCAGAGTTCCGGGGGTTACCCTGGTTCCCCGTCTGGCTCGGTATCGTCCGGCGAGGGACACGGGCACAACCATACATCCAGGCATGCATTGACGCGACCAACGCACAGGTCCCGGTAGCGTTCAACCAGGCGTTATCAGAGGCGAAGATATCATGACCGGATACGAACTCACGCGGCAGGACGTTGAGAACATCGCGCTGACGAAACACGGAGTTGAAGAGTTGAAGGCAGGGATCAACCGGCTTGAAAAACTGATTGAGAAACAGTGTGACCATTGCGACGGCCGGATGAAAGAGGTCGACCAGCGGATGGACAAGATCGAACAGAAACAGATGTATCAGAACGGTTACACCACAGGTATGACGAAGAAGGAGGTTATCGGGTATAGCAGCATCCCGTCTGTTATAGTCGGCGGCGCGATTGCCGCCTGGGAGTTTTTGAAGTATCTATCCGGGGGAGGTGGATAACCCACCATGCCACCTACTACCCTCGCCACCGCCGTGAACGCAATCCTTGACGGCCTGGTCACATACCTCAAAACCGAACAGCGGACGGGCGGAACATTATCAGATGTAATAGTCATCGCCCGGGGCGACCGGGCGTCACCGTCACCCGAGGTCCCGGCAGTCTACCTTGTCCCGCAGAAGATGATCGTTGTCGAACCAACCACATCACAGTCAGAATGGTGGGAGATGCCGGTGAACATCGGGACGATGGTGAACAGCGACATACCGGAGATCGGGTATACTGCCGCGACTGACCTTGCCGCCCGTGCCCGTGCGTTACTTCTCACCCACAACTCCCGCAACATCGGGCTGGATTACATCAAGATCATTAAATCGTCCACGTTCGATCCCGCTGGGCCCTGGAGCAGGGCAGAAGGAAACTACCATACTGCATCCGCAGAGGTAAAAGTATTATTCAAAATAAGAGGTTAAAATGTCTGAAATTTTCAGGTATATAGGAATCGGGAAGGAGACCTCGTTCGGGTCGGCGGCAGATGCGACCATCTACCTTGAACCGGACTCCTGCTCGTTAGATGTCCCGACCGAACCCGAGATCGTGATCAAAGGCGGGCTGGGACGGATGAGAAGGAGAAAACGCCCCGCGTTCTATTCGTGCGGCGGTAACTTCGTTTATGCAGCAGACGTCCGGTCGCTTGGATACGTGTTCCGGTCGGTGCTCGACCAGTATATCTATACTGCTGGCGACACGTTGAACACCCACGAGTTCTACGGCGGGAACGAGAACACCCCTACCAGTTGGACGGTTCGTGCAGGGAAAGACCTGTTTGAACATATATTCCTCGGTTGTGTCGCCAACCAGACGACTATCAACGTGTCTGACGGGCTGGTCACAGTCACGCAGGACCTGTTCGCACAGAAAGACGATCCGAACACCATCAAAGGGTATGTCGACGTCTCTGCGCTCCTGCCGGAAGAGTATCCGTTAGCGTTCTACGAGGTGGCGGCAAGTGTGAACGGTGTCGCCGTGAGCACAATATGTCGGTCGCTTGACATCACGGTGGCAAACAACGTGTCCCGTGACGGCGGCAGGCATCTTTCAAGCCGGTATGCAACCAGTTTCAAGTCAGCGGCGCGTGACATCACGATGTCGATGGAACTGGAGTTTGAGGATATGGATATGCTCGAACTGTTCTGGGGCGGCTCTGACGGGCCCACTGATACCGGGTCGACACTGTTCCCGCTGCTCCTCGCGTTCGATGGCGGGGATTACGGGTCGATGGAGATCTGTCTCCCGAACGCCATGATGACCAGCGTCCCAACACAGACAAAAGGCACAGACCTGATCTACCAGAAGATCACGTGCAGGGCGCTGATGGGTGAAGATGTAGAACTCGCCGACGAGACCACCATCAACACAGACATACTCACAACAATTGAAAGCGGAGCGACAACACTCGAATGACCACCAAAAAAACTGACCTTCTAACGAAGGAGATACTGATGGCAGGCAAGAACGCCACCATCGAGATCGAGATCCTTGAACCACAGGGAACCGTAATAATCCGACCGCTGACAGCAAGCGAGATCAATCTGGTCGAGCTGAAAAAGATCGAAGGTTCCGGGAAACAGACGATATCATACGACCAGGCGCGAGCAGGGATGATCAACCTGGACCTCTATGATACAACCAAGAAGTCGTTCGCCTCTGACGTGATGGCGGTATCGATGGCGTTGGTCGATCCGAAACTGTCGGAGGGAGATGTGAAGAACCTCCCGCAGATGGCGTTCAAACAGATCGTGTCGGAGATATACCGGGTGTCAGGGGTAACGAAACTATCCCAGGACAACATCGCCACCTTTCGCGAAGAGCCCGGGAGGTCGTGAGTTATGGAACCTTCATCTGTTGGGATACAGGTTCACCGACAGGATGGAGGACCTGACACTCGCGCAGACGTTTTTCCTCAAGACTATGATGATAATGACGGATCAGGAGGCGACACCTAACCCGAATGTCAAACATCGTTGAGATTATCGTCAACGCGGTAGATAATGCGTCCGGTGCGTTCGAGAGTATCCAGTCTGCCGGGTCCGGTGCGGCGGACATGATAACCTCGCACTGGAAAGAGATCGCGGTTGCTGCCGGTGCGGCCGGTGCAGGACTTGAACTGGTAGCACGGTCACAGCAACAGCTTACTGAAGACACGAAGAAACTTGCGTCCGCTACCGGGATGAGCGAGGAGTCTATCAGGAACCTTGCACTTGAGACCAGCAACGTAACATTCCCGCTGCAAGACGTCCTCGACCTGATGCAGCAGGCTCACGCGCTTGGTATCGAAGGCGCGGAAGGGCTTCGGGAGTATGCCGACTTCTGGGATATGGTCGGTGACGCTACCGGCGGGAACGCGGTTGCCCTCGGCAAGGCGGGTGTAGCACTCCGGGCGTTAGGTATTGATGCGGGGAATGAGTCGGAGGCTTTGGATGCGTTCGGTTACATCACCCAGAACACCACGATGAGCATTGAAGACTTCCTCCGGTTCGTCGAACGGAGCGGTCCTGAGATCCGTGAGATGGGGATGTCCGTAGACGATACCGCCGCCATGCTTGGATACCTTCAGAAAGAGTTCGGGATGTCGGCGAGAGTCGCAAGGACGGAGTTCGAGCAGGCGGTGAACCAGTCAGAAGGGTCGATGGAGAAACTGTTTGAGATCCTGGGTGTAGCTCCTGACAAGTTCGGCGAGTATCAACAGGCGGTATCAGATTCCGCCGGGGTGATCGAAGAATACCGGGACATCAACAACGACACGTATACCACGATGCAGAAACTCCAGCACACTGTAAGCGAGCTGGGATACAAGTTCGGCAGTCTTGTTGGCGCGATTGAACCGCTCGCACCGGTCATGATGGCGGTTGCCCCGGCGGTCACCATATTCGCACAGTTGGCTCCGGCAGCAAAAGCGGCGGGAGGGTTCATGCCGTTACTATCGGGCGGATTGGGTGGTGTCGCTGCCGCCGGTGGCGGAGCAGTTGCAGCACTGCTCCCGTTCCTTCCGATAATTGCTGGTGTTGCTGCCGCCGCCGTCTTATTATATGCCGCCTGGAAAACGAACTTTCTTGGTATACAAGATGTTGTGGCCGGCGCGAAAGACTACATATCCGACCGGTTCGAGGGTATCAAAACCGCACTATCACCACTGAAGGACAAACTCGGTGAGGCGGCAGACCGGATAAAAGACGCCTTCGGGAAACTGTTCGGGAAAGTGGACGAACTGTTCCAGAAGTTCACCGGCGGTGTCGGTATCGTTGAAGTTATCGGGAAAGCCTTCGAGTTGTGGGGCCGGATCATGGATAAGGTCTGGGAGATCATCGGCGACAAGCTTTGCATAGCGGTTGACCTGCTCGTTGCCGGTCTTGAAATCCTGTGCGATTGGGTCGGCAAGGTGGTCGACTGGTTCACCGAACTCTGTGAGAACCCGGTGGTATCGTTCCTGATCGATAAAGTCGGCGGCGCGATTGATTGGGTAGGCGACAAGATCGACGGTTTCCTTCCCGAACTGGAGGAGACTGATAAACACCTGAAAGATGTCGGTGAGACTGCCGAGACGTCAGGCGACCAGATAGTCAAGATGGGTGAAGACGGCGTTTCGTCGTTCGATACGCTGATGGAAGGGTCGAACGCTCTTGCCGCAACCGAGGAAGTCAACGCCGTCACGAAAGAACAGGCACTTGAACTATACAGGCAATCTCTGGAACAGGCGGGGTTCACAGCGGAGGAGACAGAAGAACGTGTCCGCGAATCAGCGAACCGGTCGGTGTCTGATATAATCCAGGCGAGCAACGAGATTAACAACGCATGGGCGCAGGGCGCGTCGAAAGAGCTGGTCATGAACTTCACGACCACCGGCGGGCAGACAACCACCCAGGCGTCGCCTTACATCAATCAGACCGGGAACGCCCCCGGCACTGCGCTCGTTCCCGGGAACCAGGGGCAGATATGGCGACCGAACAACCAGACTGTCGGGACGTTGACGGCACAGAACATGGACGGCTCGTGGAGCGACTACGATATCGTGCGTGCCGATTCGTCTACTGGCAACAGCCAGTTGTATGTCACACAGCAAGGCGCAGGGTTAAGTCGCGGCGGTATCGGGCTTAATGAGGCATCGCGGGTGTTCGGGAGTAACCACAGGATCTCATGGATGGCGTCCGGTGGGAGAGTGACGGGTGGCGGGCTCGCCATAATCGGTGAACGCGGCCCGGAGATGGTCTATGTGCCGGAAGGCGCACAGGTGAACCCGTCCCGGGAACCCCTGATCGATTACCAGAAACTTGCGACCGCTGTTGTTGACGCGATGCGCAGCATGAAAGCGGGGCAGGGCGGCGGCGGTGAACACCATTGGCATATCGGCACGCTGATCGCCGATAAAGGCGGGCTCCGCAAACTCGCCCGTGAGGTTGATTTGATCCTGACAGATGAGAGTATCAGGAAAGGGGTGACCACGTAATGTCCTGGATACTTGGGGCTTACACCATCCCCGAACCCTCACAGATGACGGTATCGCCGGTGGAGGTGATCCGGTCCCGGCGGTTAGCGTCAGGGAAACTGGTGAAAGACGTAATCGCGGTGAAACGGCGGTTCCGCCTGTTCTACGAGGACCTGACAACGGAAGAGAAAGAGACGTTTGAAGCGATCAGGGATAACCAACAGTTCGTGAACTTCTATTTCGTTGAGAACGGCGAAGAGACTGAAGTCACGGTCTGGCTTGAACCGTTTTCATACGAGTGTGCCTGCCAGGACCCCGAATACTGGATTAATTTTGACATATCTCTGGAGGAGCAGTAACAATGATCGAGAACATTGCCGTGAGTATCAGGATGAACGGCAGGGTGAAAAAGTATGCAGAAGGGAAAGTCCCCGGCGTTGACGAACCCGACGAGATTGTTGAGTTCAAAGACCAGATGGCCGGTAAAGACGCCGAGAAACTGTTAAAACTCGTCGGTAAAGACGCGACTGACTACATCAAACATAAAGCCCGTGATAAGACTATCAAATTCAAAAAAAACAACCAGAAAAACAGGAGAAAAGGTGAATTAAGCACTAATGCCATTAACAAACGCAGGTAGAAACTTTATGGCGGCGGCGATCTGTAACGACGGCCCGCCGACATTCTATGATGATTCGAACGCCTATCTTGGTGTCGGTGACTCGGACACCGTGTTCGCAGCAGATCAGACTGACCTCCAGGCGGCAGTCAACAAGACCCGGGCGGGCATGGATTCGGGGTTCCCATCGGTTGCAGATAACGTCATATCTATGCAGGCGACGTTCGGATCGTCTGACGCGAACCATGCATGGCTTGAATGGGGTGTTTTCAACGCTTCGTCCGCGGGGACTATGCTATCCCGGGAAGTCGAGAACCTGGGAACCAAGACCACAGGAACGTGGGTTCTGGAAGTTGATCTGACCGTTGAGATCGGAGATGAACCGGCTTAATGACGGCACGAACCACGTTATACCCTGGCAAACCGAAATCGCCTGTATCGACACTCACCGCACCGATTGATGACGATGACACCACGATTCCGGTGAGCGAACTTGCGAACTTTGATGCCGGGCCGAACGAGGCGTCGATATTCCTGTCGCCGAACGATCCCGAAACCGAGACGATCAAATATACTGACAAGTCGGCGGCGTCCGGTGCAGGCAACCTTACAGGGGTAACCAGAGCGTTCGATTCAACCACTGCGAAGTCGTGGGGGACTGACGCGTATATCGCCCGCGTCCTCACGGCATACGACTATAACGGGCTGATAAACAACCAGAACCTCATATTTGACGAGATGCCGTCAATCCCGTTATACCGGCAGGCACTCATTAACGGGAACTTTGACGTTTGGCAGAGAGGGACATCATTCGACTCTACCACGACACCAGCAAACGATGATGATGAGTATTTAGCTGACCGATGGAACTTGTTATCAGATGGTGATGATATTGTAGACGTTTCACAGGAAGATACGATTGTCCCCGATGGCTCGGCATACGCATTGAAGATGGAAGTTGAGACCGCGAACAAGAAGTTTGGGCTTGTCCAGATCATCGAATCCATTGATGCAGTCAAATT